AAATTCCTCAGTTAGAATAAAGGTGTGAACAATACCTAAAGAGAGGAGATTTGAAATGGCTCAATATCAGATTACCGTAAATCAGGAACTTTTGCACCGTTTATTTTTAAGCGATAACAAAGATTCCGGTGTAGCAGCTCTGCTGGAATCCGTATTGAACCAAATTTTGCAGGCTCAGGCTACCGAGCAACTAGAAGCCGAACCATATGAGCGCACTGAAGAAAGGAAGGGGTATCGCAATGGGACTTATCCACATAAGCTAACCACTCGCGTCGGCACCCTTACCCTGAGAATTCCTCGGTTTCGCAATGGCAAATTCTCCACAGAACTGTTTGCCAGATACCAGCGAAGTGAACAAGCTCTGGTACTGGCTCTAATGGAGATGGTAATCAATGGGGTCTCAACCCGTAAGGTGAGCCAAATCACCGAAGAACTTTGTGGAACCGAGTTTTCCAAATCTACCGTTTCCGAACTGTGCAAGAAGCTAGACCCGGTAGTACATGGCTGGAACAATCGGAATCTGCATGATATGCGCTACCCTTTTATCCTTGTGGATGCCCTTGTTCTCAAGGTTCGTGAAGAAGGGCGTGTTCGCGCACGTAGTGTGATGATTGCCATTGGTGTTAACACTGATGGTTACAGAGAAATTCTCGGATTGATGCTGGGTGATAGTGAATCTGAGTCCAGTTGGGGCGAATTCTTTACCTGGTTAAAATCCCGTGGCTTACGGGGTGTTGATATCATTGTTTCAGATAATCACGGTGGGTTGGTGAAGGCCGTACGCAGCCATTTTCAGGGTGTTACCTGGCAACGTTGTCAAACCCACTTCATGCGCAACATCCTAGATGTTACCCCAAAGTCAATACAGGATGAACTCTATCCACATCTAAGAGCTATTCTAGATGCACCGGACGTAGATACCGCCCGTGTGTTATTAAATCAAACCCTAGAGGCTTATGAGAACAGGGCTCCAAAGGCCATGAAGGTGTTGGAAGATGGCTTTGATGATGCTACAGCTATTCTTATTTTGCCAGAACGTTATCGCCGTCGGTTGCGTACCACAAACGGTGTAGAACGCCTTAACGAAGAAATTAGGCGCAGGGAACGAGTTATTCGCATTTTCCCCAACCGCGAGTCCGTGATCCGTCTAGTAGGTGCCCTCCTTATGGAGTTTGATGACAAATGGGCCAGTGGTAGAAAGTATCTGGATATGAGTGAATACCTGCAATGGCAGGAATCTCAGAGACAAGCCCGTGCTTTTTCTAAAGTAACGCCAATTCGGTAAATTAACCTGAACACCACCTAAATAACCAAACCATCGGAGCCAGGCGGCTGTCAAGGGGCCGCGAAGCGGCGGCGAAGCCTTTACCCTTGAAGGGCGACTGGGGAGATGGATAATTACAATGGTGGTGTACAAGGTTACCTAGCTGAGGAATTTTACACACTAATTTGGACTTGACTTAAAATCAAGGGGTTAGTCAGTAGTTTTAGATTAGGGTATATTAATCCTAGTTTTTAAAATTGTATCAAAGACGGTAGGAAGATAGATATAAAAACGCCGAGATTGATACTATTTAATTATTCCTCCGCCGGTTTTGCCGCTTGAGGGGTAAGTTGGCGTTTGAGGGGTAAGTTGTGGAAGTCGGGGTGTCCCGGCTGTTTTTATCGGTAGAAATGTTCATACATCGTCGGTATAATAAACAGAAAAAGAGGTGTAGTTATGAAGAAAACAGACGCTCTTGTAAAACTTATAGAGTCAGAAATAAAAGATAAGGACGTCCTCGAAGTAGCCTGTGGAGGAGCTGAGTTTTCAGCCTCAGCATCTCGCTTGGCACGTTGCGTTCATTGCATTGATCTTGATGCAAGTAGGCTCGGTGATCTAAGTTCGTTAGAGAACGTTTATTTCAGCATTATGGACGCCACGAAAATGGAATTCCCCGATTGCCGATTTGATACCGTGGTTTTATATAATGCTTTCTTCCACGTTCAGACCCAATGGAATCGCATTGAAGAGGAATGTAACCGTGTATTAAAAACCGGCGGGTGTCTGATTATTGTTGGGACATGGAGCTTAGACACAGCTCCAATGAAGGATGTTTTTGGTGATCAGGCAAGGCTGGAAAAAGGCTTTTTGATGGTAAAAAAGCAAAAAGCCTGATTATGGATTCTGGAAAGGTAACCACCATGAAGCAAATCACAAATAAAGAATATGAAGAGTGGCAGAAATACAAAGCGGAGAAAGCAAAGGGCCATGTACTGCTGCCGGATACCGTCCGGTTCATCTGCGAGGCCAACGGCTATGACGCTGAGAAGATCGGTCAGCACTTCCTTGAAATCCTTCCGAAAATTACAGAGCACGAGGAGGGATTGCCCCTGTGAGAGTTCTTGATTTGGATATGGATTATTTCATGAAATCCGTTGCGACATTTATAAATGAGTCAGAACCCGAGCGTTTACCAGAAGAGGACTATGGGGACAGCGTTTGGTCTGAACGAGAAGTAAGAAACTTCCTTGAAGGGAACCTTGGGCTTTCAAAACAGAACAGGATAAGAGGCAGAGTTGTTGCCGGTCATAATGAGTCGTTATTCTTTTGGAGAGAGCTGATAGAGAAAGGCGATCTTTCCACTCCTTTTGATGTTATCCATGTTGACTCGCATGCAGATTTAGGCCTTGGCTACAGTTCTTGGACGCATATTCTGGATTATCTTCTGTATTATCCAGTTGAAGAAAGATCCCAGCATCCGAGATACTTTGACACATCAGGGCATCTGCGAAGCGAAGGTATCGGAGACTACTTGCTTTTTGCAGTTGCTTACAGGTGGATATCCAGTATTGTTTACTGTGGAAATCCTCATGGCGAATGTAATGACTATCTGCTGGACACTCTGAAAGATTTCAAAGAAGAGCCAATCTGGGATAAGCCAGTTCAGAACACAATCCAATTGCTGTATAATCCAGATATGCCATTCCCTCAATATGACGATACCGAGTATGTGAAACGACAGTATATTAGGAATAGCCGCAAGGAGCCTGAAGTTCCATTTTTGATCATACCAACGATTGAGGATGTTCATTTTGATGGAAACTATGACTTTGCAGTACTTGCACAATCTCCTAACTATACTCCTGCCAGTGCAGACTTCATAATGGATATTTTTCGGGAATACATTGTTGAGGAATAAACAAAAAACGCCTCCGAGCCGATGTGGTTCAGAGGCGTTGCTGCGTCTGTTGGGTTATGCTTTGATCTCGGTGCCGTCCTTGAAGGTCACCCGGATGTCGTCCTTGCTGTGAACGGTGATGTAGTCCACCATCGCCAGCCAGTCTGTTTCCCGGAATTCCGTCAGCAGCTCCCGGCCTCGCAGCTCCTTCAGATAGGTTTCAATCTGGTGCCTTCTGGCTGTGCGCTCGGCAATCAAGTCTGTGACCTCGGTGTGTCTGGCCTTGGCTTTATCGAACCGAGCTACCAGACCGTCGTAGCGTTTCTGGTATTCGGCTTGATCGAGGGCTACGTGAGCGTTTTCTTTGATGCACTCCTCGATGAGCTCGGCAGCGATGTTGATTTCAGCTTCCAGATCCGAAAGCTCACTATCAAGGACCGTGGTATCGAGGCTCCTTGAAAGGACCTGTTCGTATATGGCTATAAACTGTTCCTTCTGGTCGATCACCTGATTGGCGGCCCGGAGGAACAGTTCTTTTATTTCATCCTCGGTGAGTGTCGGTGTGGCACATTTCTGACCGTCGAACTTGTGGTTGCACTGCCAGATGACCTTCCGGTAGGCGTCGTTGCTGTGCCAGACCTTCGGACCGTACCAGCTGCCGCAGTCTCCGCACTTGACCTTGCTGGAGAAATTACTGACCGAGCTCTTGCGGTTCCGGCCCTTTTTGCGGGTGGCCATCAGGGTCTGCACCATCTCGAAGGTCTCCGGATCGATAATGGCTTCGTGGTTGTCCTTGACATAGTACTGCGGGATTTCGCCCTCGTTGGCCTTTTTCTTCTTGGTCAGGAAGTCGACCGTGAAGGACTTTTGCAGCAGCGCATCGCCCTTGTACTTTTCGTTTGTGAGGATGCTCTTGATGTTGCTGGGATTCCAGTGGTCCTTGCCGCCGGGTGAAGGAATGCCTTCTTCGGTCAGCGTCCGGGCAATCTGGAACGGCGACTGACCTTGTAGGAACATCCCGTAGATGCGTTTGACCAGCTTGGCTTGCTCCGGGTTTACCACGAGATTGTGGTCCGGTCCCATGTCGTAGCCCAGAAACCGCTTGAATGGAACTGTGACCTTGCCGTCTGCAAACCGTTTCCGCTGACCCCATGTGCAGTTCTCGGAAATGGATCTGGACTCCTCCTGTGCCAGCGAGGACATGATCGTGAGCAGCAGCTCGCCCTTGCCATCGAAGGTCCAGATGTTTTCTTTCTCAAAATAGCACTCTACGTTGTGTTCCTTCAGGGAGCGGATGGTGGTAAGGCTGTCAACCGTGTTTCTGGCAAAACGGCTGACCGACTTTGTGATGATCAGGTCGATCTTCCCGGCGAGGGCGTCGGCCACCATACTTTTGAAGCCCTCACGCTTTTTGGTGTTCGTCCCGGTGATGCCCTCGTCGGTATAGACACCGGCGAACTCCCAATCGTCCCGTCCTTGGATGTAGTTGGTGTAGTAATCGACCTGCGCCTCGTAGCTGGTCAGCTGTTCTTCGTTGTCTGTGCTGACACGAGCGTAGGCCGCCACACGTCGCTTCTTGGTGCTGTTGATCGGTGCCGCCGTGAAGCGTGACAGCGTCGCCGGTATCGTAGTTACGGATTTGGCCATTTCTTTTCGCTCCTTATTTTCTTGATTCTCTCACTCATTGCCTCCCTGCGCTCATCTGTCCAAGCGGCCTTCATGGATTCTCTGGCTTTTTCTCGCCGTTCCTCGGTCCAAGGGGTACCATGCCGCTTATCCAAGAACTCTCTGGATTCGGTGTGGCCGTCACGAAAATGGAATGTAACCGTATGGTCGAGGATCGTGGCGTTTTCAATCTGGGCGTCCATCGCAGCCTCGTCGAACTCGTCAAGACCGAGGACGTCGCTCACCAGCCGCTTCATAGTCTCGTCCCGGATACCGGGATTGTGGCACTGATCCTTTGGACCGGTGCAGTACCAAGACCGTGTCGGGGTGCCGTCCTTGCG